AGCCATGATTTCCCCGAATGAAGGAACGGGTGCCGAGTTTGAGTTTCAGCGACCGGACCCAACACAGGTGGCTGCCTTTAACGCTCTCGCGGAGGACACACACGGATTCGCCGCGTGGTGGGCCGAGGAGGGGATCGGTATGCCGAAGGTACCTTGGCACAACTGCGAAGAGCACGCGCACAAGGTCGCGTTGTTCGCCTACCGCGCAGGCATGAAAGCACAGGAAGGAGGCGCAGCGTGAGCGATAAACTAGACCCAGCCGGGGAGGCGATGATACGGCGGATTGAGGAGATGATGACGAAAACCTCAGAGGGAATGGTAAGGATCCCGGACAACTGCTTCGCCCTTATCCGACTCCCAGTGTCCATTCCGGATTTCTCCGCATTCGCCCGTGTCGCCGAGAAGATGTCACCCAGATGTGTGACGAGCCAGAGCGGGCCGTTCCTCCTGATCATGCACGCCGAGAAGAAGGAGGGCGCATGAAAAAGCCCAAACCAAAACTCCTGCCGTGCCCTTTCTGCGGGCAGAGGCCATTTTTCCGCCAACGGTACTCCGGCCACATCATCGTGCAGTGCGATAACACGCGATGCCCGGTGAACCCTGAAACTTCCCCGTGCACAGAGCGCGGCGAATCACGGGGCATGGAGGGCGCGGCTGAAGCGTGGAACCACAGACCGACAAAATGAGTCGCACCAGAAAACACCCACCGAAACCGGATCGCTTCACGAAGAAGCACCGGACGGCAGCACATCAGGCGATGACGAAACGCGACCAGGCACGCCAAAGCGCGGATGACGCATGAGCAAATCCTGAGGCGTCAGCCTCCCGTGGGTGCCGGATGCACCCAACCCAAACACATAGAAAACAACATGGAACTCAAAGACTTCGGGTGGGCCATCCACCAACTCAAATCCGGCCGCCGCGTCAGACGGTCCGGCTGGAACGGCAAAGGCATGTGGCTGGCCCTGCAGCCCGGCTCGACCATTACCGCAGACCAGGCCCGCAGCGGTGCCGCCAAGGGTCGTGCCGATGAGGGCGCTCAAAGCATAGTCATCTGCCCTCACATCGACATGCGAGCCGCCGACGGCTCAGTCGTCGTGGGTTGGCTCGCCAGCCAGACCGACATGCTGTCCGAGGACTGGGAACTGGTAGAGGACTGATCCTCGCAATCCCAACGAAGAGCCCCGCAGCCACCGAGGATTCCTCGGGAACTGCGGGGCTGAATCATTCTCAGACCAGCCGAAACCTCACCGGGCCGTAGCGGACTGCGAAAAGGCGGTCATCATCACTCGCCACATTCATGACCACGAAAGATTCTTGCTCAAGGCCGATGGCCAATCTCGGCCATTGAACAGAGGAGTTTCGCGACAGCCATGCGCTCGTCCTTTTGGTCACTCCATCCTGTTATCTCAGCATGATACTCGTTTCCCAGAACAGGAACGGATATCACATCCATTCCCCCACTCCTGCACGCACTAGCCAATAAGTCCGCACGGCAGAAAAGTTCTTTCGAGCGCTGTAATGCGACTTGGTTCCCAAGACTCCAAATGCAATCTTCCGGGAGTTCGTAATGACGTGTGACCGATAAATTCGTGTCTTGCTTTGGTAAAAAATCCCGCCAAGAAACTTTTGGTGTGAAAATGAATCTCGCCAAACGCTCCTGGTCCGCGACAGCTGTCTGTACTGGCATTTTCGTCAATACGAAAGTGTTTTGCTGATCAGGGGGGAGATTTCGGACAATGATGAGAAACCACGGTATTTAATTTTGCCGTGTGATATTTGCTCACCATGGATTGATGCATAATGAAGCATCCCGGTGCCGGATACGCTCACGGATACTGAGTGCAAGTTATCACGGATCCACTCAAACGTGATCTCTCCTTCAGGATCAGTTCCGATTACAGGCATTGGAAACCCTTCCTCAAGATCGGAAATAATCCTGAGAGCGAAAGCTGCGGAATCTATGTTGGCAGGAAGTGCGTCGTAGCCATCCCAATTGGGTTGAGAATATTTTTTAACTTGTAGGGAGATTTCATCGAGCAGTTGCGATTTTAACGAGTCGTATGGTGAGTAGTTGTTTGCAACGAGAACGGACGCCATTCTCCTGATCGAGCACTCGCCGGCATCGTAGGATTTAGCGCTGGTCCATTGACTCTCGTTACTTAACATGAGCTGTCTGTCTGAATCTGCAAACGTGATCATTTTAGTTCAGCAATTGCTTGTTCCGTGATTGTTCCAAAAAACGCTTTGTTCTTCAACCAGCGCATCTCATCGAGCGTTTTGATGATCGATGAATCGTCCATCTGAGGGCCTGGTGAGCAGGCGACATCAATGTCGATAACCAAATGGTGCTGCCCGTCCCTTCTAACCACCGCTCTCGTTATTTTAATTATGTAATGAGTATCAGGGACTGCCAAGACGTCAGAATATAAGAATTCAACAAAAGGTACACTCAAACCACTGAGTTCAACTGGGGGTGTTCTCAGGATTTGCTCGATACGAAACTCAGGACCGTGAATGGGAATCCGATTTATGAAGCGAAGTCCGACTCTTGAAATTTCTTTGGGGTTAGCAATCGTCCTATAAGTGTCCCAAACGAGTTCTGCTACTCCACGAAATTCCTCCCACCCGGTGTAGGGCGATTGCTCGCTGTAGCTCGCTAAGTCTCCATTGAAGGTCAGCGTCCGGTTTGGACTTCCGGGTGCCTTCATCTGAAATCCGAATAATCCCTCGTCCTTGTCTTTGTGAAGCGTGGGCTTACCTAGAGAGAATTCCAGCTCAGAAACAAATCTCTTGAGATGTTCAATAGTCTGAAACTCTTGGAAATTCTCTTTCGCTTTGGTGATTCTCGCCTCGTGGTCGATCCAAGCCGTTTGAGGACAGCGAAACTCAACCACAGCCTCGGAAATAGGGGCTTTAGATAATATTGGAAACTGTTCAGCAGTGTCTAAGTGAGGTTGTGGCATCGTGGAAATATTTCGGCATTTGAGGTGATCGACTTCAAAAAGGCAAGCGGCAACATTCATAATTCACCCCTCATCCGAGCCGCTGAGGGCGGCCTGACCGGGGCTCAAAAGCCCCTCCTCGGTGGGATTGTAGCTGACTGCCGACTTCCGGAACCTCCGGAGGCAGCTTGTCTCCGCGAGGTCGAGCTGGGTGATGACCGGCCGCTGCTGGAGCCAGGCGGAGTAGTAGCGTTCAGTGACGTCGGCTGAGGCATGGCCAAGGTAGTCGGCCGCGGCCTCCTTGCCGAGGCTGCTGTAGATGATCGCGCCGATGTGCTTCCGCAGTTCGTGGTTGGCCTTCTGCCGGTCGGGGAGGAACTGGCGGAGCCAGCGGTTGTGCCGGCGCATGACCAGATCGTAGGCCGCGCCGCGGGTCTCGACTCCGATCAGCAGCCCCGTCCGGCCAACGAGGATGGCGGCAAGGTCGTCATCGAGGGGCAGGTATCGTGCGCGGGCGGCACCGGACTTCGTGTAGAATCCCTCCTCGGGTCGGTCTTTCACCACCAGCACCCACCCTCGGCCTTCCCGCCGCCAGCCTTGGACGTCCTCCCAGAGCCACGTATCCCGGGCCGACATCAGTTCGCCGCCCCGGAGGCCCAGCCGGCGCAGCATCTGATTCACCAGCCAGAGCTGGGGATCCTCTTTCTGGAGGGCGATGCTGGCCTCGTGCATGCGGGCGTACACATCGGACGGGATGGGCTCGAACCCGGTAGGAGGCACCGCAATCCGTGGTAGGGCACCGAAGCCCGTGGACAGATCCGGGATTTCCGCCCCGCGCAGACGGAAAGCGCGGGCGCGATCCGAGAAGACTGCCTTCGCCTGATTGACCATGGAGTTAATGGTCGTGTTTCCCGGGGCGCGCGTGTCGACATTGAGCGGCGGCAGATCGCCGGCGTCGAGGGCCCGGCGCAACTGGGTCCAGTCCATGGCGGCGCGGGCATCGCGAGCGTCGCGCCATGCGGATTCCCCGGCAGCAAGCGTTTCGGCTACAGATTGGTGCCCGGCGGCCTTGGCGTGGCGGATGGCGGCGGTGACATCGCCGGATTCCAGGGCATCGAGGGCCGCCCTGGCTGCCACGACAGGTGCCTCGGCGCAGGCCCGGCGGCGTCCAGCCAGGGCCGCCTTCAGTTTGGCTTGGGCCTCGTGCCAGCCCGTAGCCTCCAGCACCTCCTCGGCTTCCTCGGCTGCGGCCAGCAGGGCCTGATACCGCTGCCGCATCCGCATCCAGCGCAGGCCCAGATCCATTCCGGAATTGCCTGCCAGAGCGGACACCGGCACACCTTCCCACTTCCCTGTGGACTGCGAGACGATAGCCTTGAGGGCGGCAACGCACCGACGGGCGGTGTCCGCCTTCTGCTCGGGCGTGTTGGCGAGCAATTGGGCGCACAGCTCATCGAGCGTGGCGCTCGTCCGGCGCAATCCCATCGATGACTTCGCCGCCTCCCACGTGTCATCCTTGAGTCGTTCCAGCACGTCCTTGGCTCGGCTTTCGGCCTTCCGGCGGTCGGCCGTATCGGTGCAGATCATGCGCTGTTTCCCCCGGAACTTGATGTGAGCGTACCAGTTGGGGTAGTGCTCCGGCACTTCAGGGTTCGCCCAGAGGTGTTTCGGTCGTTTCGGTTTCAGAAGGGAGTAGCTGCCGCTCATATCCGGCTTCATACCAAAACCGCGCACCGAACGCAAGCGAATGTGAGCGACGGAAACCCGGTGGTGTGAACGTTTTGGCCGGTGATGGAGCGGTCCCGAAACGCCGCAAGTCCCGTGAAATAAGGCTTTGGCGAGGGCAAAAGGAAAGGCGCTCCGTTTCGGGAGCGCCTTTCGGAATGGAGCCGGATGTCGGATTTGAACCGACGACCTGATGATTACAAATCAGCGGCCGGAACGCGAGTAACTCGTTGGCGGTCAATGTTCTCGGCTTGAATGGAGCGGCGATTATACCCGCCTTCATCTCATCGGCCGGGGTGGGCGAGGGCCTCGGCGCGGTCGGCGGGATGGAACCCTTTGAGGGCCGCGCCGGCGAGGGCATTGCGGGCCTTGGTCAGCTCGATGAGCTTCGCACGCTTTGCGTCCGGTGTCATCTTCGGATCCTGTCGGACGACGGTCATGGCTTTGCTCAGGGTGCCCAGCTCCTTCATCGTCTTCCTCAGCTGCCCCTTCCGGGTGATGTTCGATTTCTGGTCGACGATCGTGTTGTAGTACCGGAACCGTTCCGCGTTGGCATTCAGCCATGCTGCCCGCTGGCGGTCGGGTACGTGCGACAGCTGGGCATCGGTAGCCAGGAGGGCCTCCATTTCCTTGGCGGCGGTGTAGAACCGGTCAACGTCGATGCTGCGTTGGTACGGGCTGAGCACGAACTTGCTGGCCAGTGGCAGCTCCCACATATCCTTGGAAGGAGCCGGAACATCCGGCACGGCACCGAGTTTGGCGAGCGTCCAGTCGGCAGTTTCCAGCGCGCCGGCTCCGACGGTGGCCAGGTGGCCGCGGACCAGATGATCGATGTGGAGCGGGCTGATCCCGATCTTGTCGCCGATCAGTTTGGCAAACTCAGAGGTCCGCTCGTTGAACTGCATCCCCTTGTCCATGGCCTTCATCTGGTCCGGGATGATGTCCTGCCCCGTAAACAGATCCCGGTTCGCAAGGATCTCCGCCGATGGCTGAAGCGCGGTCAGGCCGCTGACAAGGTCCCCGCGGAACAGAGTGTTTTGCCACAGGTTGATCCCGGCCTTTTTGACTCCGGATGGATCGCGGCCCGACATGGCGTCGAGACCGCGCTCGACCGTCGTTCCGTAGATGGCTCCCATCATGAACGGTTTGGGGATGGTGAGGATGAATGCGGCGTCCTCACGACCGAGCGCCTGTGCGAGTGGCTTCAGGTTGAAGTTCCAGAAGAAGTTCTTTCGGAATTCCGGCAGATCCTGAATCTCAGGGTCGTCCTTCCCGAGGTACCACGACATGACGCTGATGGGCGTGATGTACATGAACCCCTTCATCATGGTTCTTGCCAGCTGAGCGGGGTTCCGAGGGTCATGCTCCCGCAGGACCTTGTCCAGATCCTGAAGGCCGGCATTGAAGAAGGCGATCACGGCATTCAGCGCGCGCGCCATTTCACCGGAGCGGGCGAAATTCAGTGTGACCTCTTTGCTGAGATTGGCAGCCTCCATCGGGGAATAGCCGCGGTCTCTCGCCCGGCTGTACTCCATCAACCGCGTCGCCTGCTCCGTGATCTCCCCGGCCTTGCCGAGCTTCTCCACCCATTGCGACGGGGACCGCAGGAAATCATACAAGGCGCGCGACTTGGAGTCCTGCGGAATCAAGTCATCGAGCGTCGCCTTCAGGCGCGCCGCGCCAGTGAGATCGCCCCCAAACTTGCCACCGGCAGCAACCCATTCCTGATACAGAGCATCCTTTTTGACCACCGACTTGATGCCTCTCACGCCGTCCACAAATGGGACGAAGCCCGTCTTCGAGAAGACCGCGGCCGCAAACTGGTCACGAGTCCAGTTCATCAACGCAAACAACGGATGCCCTGTCGCTCCGAAGCGCAGCAGCCGGACGGGAGCCGTCACGATCTTGTACGCCGTCGGCGAGCCTTGTTTCAACCTGCTGATCAAGCCGCTATCGGACGCATTCAGTGCCTCGTACAATGCAGGGTCTGTAATCTGATAGTGCTCCGGATTTCCGTCGCGATGCACGATGACCTCTCCGGATTTAGATTCCGGCCGGTGCACCTGCTCGAAAAACTTCCAGCTCAGGTCGACGCCTGCATTGTCCATCGCGGCGAGTTCCTGCTCTGTCAAAATGCCGGATTTCTTGAGCTGGGCGCGCATGTCGGCGTGCGATACCTTGACCGCCTTGAGACGGGCGGCGATGGCGTCGGCATACATACCGCCGCCAGTCACATCCTTCACCAGATCCACGAATTGCAGGCCAATGTGATTCTTCTCAGCCAGACTTCTGAAAGCCACAGTGTTGCGAATGATGGACTGGAGAGGGTCGAGAATCTGACGGTCACTGCCCTTGATCTTCTTGATGCCGGAACTCGCATTGACAAAGCCGCTGGCAGACTGACTCGCGCCGATGTCGACGCCGGTGAGTCGCTCATAGATGCGATAGAAGGGGACGTAGTCTGCATTGGCCTGGCGCATGGCAGCGACCGATTCCCGAGATACCAGCCCAGATTCCACGAGCAGGTCCATGGAGTTGCGCTGGTACTCCAGTATGCCCTGTCGGGCCTTCTCGAACTTGGCTTCCCACGCCGCCATTTCTGCGGTTGGGATTGGCTCGCGCGTCATGTCGAAGCCGCTCTCGATGCCCCTGCTTTCCAGTTCGATGGCTCGCTTGACCGCGATGTAGGTGCTGAAATCCAGCCGGTCTTCGTAGGCGATTCCATCCAGATGCTCTTTCAGGCTTTTGCCTACAACTTTTCCGGCAAGGTTGGTCTGTTTGAAGTGGAGGTCTGCTTCGGCTTTGCTCTGCCAGCCACCGCGATGATTCTCGACCCATGTGTTCAGAGAGCGAGCGGCCGGGGCAAGTGTTGGATCATTCCGGGCAATGCGACTGGTCAATGATTGGATGGGCTGGAGGGAATTGACCCACCTCCGATACTTGCTGCGAATCCATCCTTCAGACGATTTGTTCTCTTCAATGGCCTTCTCTCCATCGTTTTCCAAGATGGCCTGCTTCTTCACCCACGTCGGCTGATGGATGTATTTGGCGACAGTCCGCTGCACATCTTTCAGATGGGACAGCACATCCGGGTGATTCTTGCCGAGGTAGGACTCCCAGTGGGCAGCGAACTGCGGGGCTTTGGCCCATGCAACGGCTGGGTCGGTGAGGTATTCGCGGGTGAATTCCGCGACGCCCTCCATGCGGATCTGATCGGCGGTGTAGTTGGGTCCGGAAGTGCGGGCTCCGATAGCTGCGAGTTCGGCGTCGAATCGGCCGCCCCAGTTGGCTGCGACTGAGCGCCCGTTGGGACCTTTGGTTGGCGGGAAGAGGACGAAGTGGAGGTGGTGACCTGCCTCGTGGGACAGGGTGGCGACATCATTGATGGCGCGCATCCGGATGATGCGGGGCCGGGTCTTGTAGATCCCGTAGGCGCGCTGACGGAACCTTCCCACGCGCATGGGCACCGACAGCTTGCTGAGCAGCTGCTTCCGGACCTCCGGCAGCGTGATCGGGCGGTCGCCGGCCTTCCATTGAGGAACCGAGACGGCTCCGCGGCCGGGTGTTTGGCTCAGCGGGAGGCTGTTTCCGGCTTTGCTTTGGAGAGTGCCTGAGCCTTCCTCTCCTCCCGCCACTTCGCCCACTTGGCGTTGGCTTCCTTGAGCGCCTCGATCATTTCCCGCTGCAGCTCGCTCATCGGTGGCAACGACTTCTCGGAGAGCGGGGTCGGTGTCGGAGTGCTCGGCGAGATGCTCATTGGCTTCGACGATAGCGCGTTTCTGGACTTCGGCAAGGTCCTCCGGGAGCAGGGCCTTCCTCAGCTCCTTGAACTCTGCTTTGGTGGCTGCTGGGTCGCGGGACAGTTGGACTTCGAAGTCCGCTTTGGATGGATGCTCAGTTGTCAAGGATTCCTTGACGGCTGGCGGATCGGCGGCCGGCGCGGGCGATTCCTGCATCGCGAGGGCGGCGTCGTCTACGAAGACCGGCAGCCCGGCGGCCATGCGCTCGTGCGGTGTCAGGGTGTCGGCGTGGGTCTGGGCTCGCTCGATGGCGGCGCGTTCGGCGGCGCGCTCTGCCTGACGCATGGTGAGTACTTCGTCGACCATCATCTCATTGATGGTGTCGCCCTTGTCCTTCCAGCCTTCGAGGGTCTTGGCGGCGCTGGCTTTGGTGGACTCGTCGATGACGATGGACACCTTTTCGCGCCCCTTGGCGTCGCGCAGGACCATGGCACCGGTGGGTGCGGCCGGGACCTCGCCGGGAGGGAATCCTGCCAGCTCTCCGATCCTTCCCTCGCGGAATCCGGCGGCCACTGTTTCCGGGCTCCATGCGTCGGTGCGGTAGATGAGGCTGCCACCATTGGGAGCGGCGGCGACGGCCTCCCCATCGCGGGGCTGGAATGCTTCCGGGAGTTCCTCCGGCGCCAGGCCTTCCACGTACACGGCTGGCTTCCGGGCATCGCGCATGAGGCGGAACTGGGATTCCAGCGTGGCGAGTGATTCCGGCATGGTGGCGGCGTCGCCGGATTCCCAGACCTCCGTCTGCCGCTGGTGAACGAGACTGGCGGTGTCCGGGTCGAGCTGGGTGCGGCCGTCCATTTCCTTCCGCATCGCGGCCACTGCGCCATCGATGACGGCGGGGCGGATTGGGGGAGCCTTGTCGCGGGATGCGTACTTGGCAGCCAGATCCACGGCCTTGCCGCTGCCCACCTTCAGCGTAGCCATTCCGCCGGCGATGGTGTTGCCGAGGAGGAGCATGTCACCAATGCTGTCGGTAACCTCGTCCGCGGAGGCGTTGGGGTCCTCCTTAAGGGCGACGAGCGCCCCGAACCCTACGTGCGTCGGCTGCTGCTTGAGTACCTGCCACGCGACTGCGCGAGACTTGGCAGCGGCACCGGTAGCGGCCTCGACGGCGGCGGCGGTTTTCCCGGTGACGGCGGCCCCGCGAATGGCAGGCAGTGCCCACGACATGAGGTTGATGGGGTCCGCGCCGCTGATGAGATGCTGGCCGGAGCCCGGGCCGAAGGTGCGGTCGAGCCATGTGGCAGCAGGGCTGGCGAGCGTGGCGGCCTCGTCTCGCTGGATGTCGATGCGCTCGGCCGTGCGGTACAGGCTGCTGCGCAGGTCATCGAGGGCCGCGGGGGAGCGGCTGCGCATGTAGGCCACCACCATGGCGGTGTGATCCGGCGTCGCGAGGGTGTTGACCTTGAGGGCGGCGTCGAGCTGTTCCGGCGGGACTTGCTCGCGGAACATCGGCCGGTTGGATTCCATCCACTTCCGCTGGTGGGGTTCCAGGATGGACGACCAGTCGTTGAGCCACTTCCGGAACGCGGAGGGATCCTGCATCGGCATGTGACCTGCCTCCAGCTCAGTCTTGAACCGGTCCCACGCCTCATCGAGCGGGGAATCGGTGTTGTCCCAGACCTTTGTGATGGTCTGCCCGATCCAGTCGAGTGCCTTCCTGCCACCCTCGACCGCAGATGCTCCGAAAGCCTTGTCGATGTCTGGCTGACGGGCGGCGTTGGCAGCCAGGCTGTCCAGGCCGACGGCTTCGGCGGCAGCTCCGGCGGCGCGATTGATGGCGCGGCCGCCGGCGAGGAACGTAACACCGATGTCAGCACCGATACCCTTGAGTGCAGTGCCTACAGTGTCGGCCGCTCCGCTGACAGATTCACCCATCGTCGTGATCCCATCGAGCTTGGCGCGGGCCTTGTTGGCGAACTCCCCCCATGCAACGTAGGCGTCGCGATTCCACGTCGGATCGGCGCTGACTTGGTCGGCCGCGCTGGCGAGCATGTAATCAAGCATCCGTTCCCGCTTGGCAGGATCGTGCGAGAGAAACGCCGGGTCTTTCAGTACCTCAGGGATATCCTCTGGGCTGAACTGTGGCGGCGGCTGGGCAGCGGAATTTGGCGGCGCGGGCGGCGGCGCGAGAGCGGCAGGGTCCATTACTGCAGGAGACTGGAGAGGGAGTTGATTCGCCCAGTGACCCCTGGTGCGGAGGGAGCAGGGGTGGGAGCAAGCGGAACGGTGGGACCGGCTGGGTCGACGGGGGTGGCGGTGGCTGGTTTGTAGCCGGGGCGGAATTGGATGAATTTCCCGGTCAACGCGTGTGCGTCGTACGGACGACCGTCTGGAGTGTACACCAGTTCTGGCTCTCCTTCCGGCATCGCGGGAGGGCGGCGAGCTTTGATTCCTGCCTGCTTACGGCGCAGGGCCTCTGCTTCTCCAAGGCTCATTCCAGGAGGGCGTGCCGATGGGTCGGTCATGTCCATCTCTGGTTGTTGGATGTACTGCGGCGGGATCGGGTTGCCGGTCTGATCCATGAATACCTGCATGCCGGTGGGTTGCCCGTCGGGTCCAAGGACGGGCGTTGCTTTTATGCTTGGCGGCACTTGAACCTCTGGCTGAGGCACCGGCCTCATTGGCGCTCCGGTCTTGGGGTTCATGTACCACGGCGCGCCGTCCGAGGAGTGCATGATTTCGGGAGCCCTCATCTCTGGCGGCTCCTTCCTGCTGCCTGCGGCGCGCATCGCCGCCATGCGCATCTGAAGTGCCTCCTGCTGCTTGCGCGCTTCCTCCTCCTGACGGCGCTGATAGTCGGCGATGGCGCTGGCGAAGACGCCGGCCTTGGCTCCGCGGCTGCCGCTCTCGAACTTCTGGAGGATCTCCGGAGAGATGTCGGGGATTCCCTCCAGCATGGAGCGCATGCGGTCGGTTTCGTCGCGCTGCTGGCTGTACCTCTGAAGCGCTGCGGCGATGCCTTCGCCGGCTGCAGCGATGCCTTTGCCTAGGAGTTCTCCGCTTTGGTCGCGGGCACCCGGTTCGTAGGAATAGTATTGTCCCATGGTGGTCAGATGAAAGAGGACAGGATGTTACCGACCACTCCAATGCCGGACCCGATGAGCCCGGATCTTCTGTTGGAGGCGTTCGTGCGCTGATCCATGGCGGCGTTCATGCGGAAGTTCTCCTTCTCGGCGGCCATCTGCTGCTTCATGGTCCACTTGGCAAATTCCTGGGAATTGGCTGCGGCTGCCGCGGCCTCAGCGGCACTTTGATTGTCAGCTGCGACGGAAGCGGATGCGCCCAGGTACGGCTGGAATTCCTGCGGGCCGGAGTACTGCCCTGCCTGGGCACTGCCGCCTCCGCGGCCGTACATGCGGGTGTAGGGGTCGAACATGGCGGCTGCCGCTTGTCCTGCGTTCAGGGTGAAGGCGCGGTCGGATGCTTGACGCTGTTGGGAGCCTGTGTCGACACCGGCGGCGAACTGCTGTCGCTGGGCGCGCCGGGCATTGGCGGCACCGGTGCGGGCCATGACCTCCTCGACGGCCCCGGGCTGGCTCATGCCTAGGCCGCGGCTGGACCAAGCAGCGCGGCTGCCTTGGGTGACCTGCCGGACTTCGTCTGCCGAGAGGCTGCCGCCGAGGGACAGGTCGGCCATGGCCTGACGGCGCAGTTCGGTCTCGATGTCGCTGGGGCCTTGGTTGGCCAGCTGGCGCTGCATCTGATCCGTCGCGGCGGCGATCTCCGGGGACGATGCCACCACGGCGTCCCGGATACTGGTGCCCATCTGCTGCACACCATCGCGCTCTGCCTGCGCCCGGGCCAGACTGGTGGCGGCTTCGGCCTTGGCATACTGCGGGCCGAAGTCCTGCTGGAGCGCGAGGAGCTGTGGGGCGGACTCCTGCATGAGCTGGAGTGCGTCGCGGCCTTCCTGCAGGACGGAGCGCTGGGGCACCCCTGGACCCTTCTTCTTGGTCTTCTTCTTGGTCGGTTTGATGGATTTTTTGGCCATGGTGGATCAGGTTTTGATGATGTAGCCGAAGGCGAGCGCTTCGCCGCGGCTGGGGGCTAGCGCCTGCCCGGCGACGCCTGCGGAAAACGTGAGGTCGACAGTGCCGGCCGCGGTGGCGGCAGCAGACAGCACGACGGTGGACACCGTCTTCGAGACCACGTAGGCCCCGGCGGGAATGCCGGTGCCGGTGACCAGCATGCCGGGTAGAATGCGGTCGGTGACGGGCACAGTGACGGTGGTGGTGGTGGCGGTCGTGCAGCCATTGACGCGCACCGAGAGGTCGGCGGCGAGTTCGCCGGCGGCGGATCCGCTTCCATTGTCGGGGCGGATGAACGTCAGGGTGGCGGCGGCGTTGCTGGCGGTGGCCGGGTCCGACAGGATGAGTGTCCGCGCATTGGCTCCGTAGGCCAGCACGGTGGTGCCGGCAGCGATCCCGTCGCCCACGACCTCGCTGCCGACGTCGACGAGGTTGTCCGGGAGGACGGTGATGGTGGCGGAGGCGGCGGTGATGCCGCACCCCCGCAGGATGAGGTCGTGACGGGCGGCAGCAGAGATGGCACCGGAGGAACCGCGGACCTCCGGGTCAGACGCGCCGAGCGCGGAGAACCTGACGGTGGCGGGGCTGCTGCCTACCGTTGGTGCTGCGGTGAGTACCACGCCGGTCCGGCCGGAGAAATGGGAGATAGTCGTGCCGGTAGGGACACCGGGGCCAAAGACTCCCATGCCTGGAGCGAGGCGGGGGCGGGATGCAGCTGGCACAGTCATCAGCGTGGAGGTGGTCAGCTCGCACCCGGCAAGAATGACCTCGGCGCGCCCGGCGGCTGACGCACCACCCATGGTCTCGACACCCATGCCTGTGCGTCCCCGGCGGTCCGGGACGTTGAACGTGCTGGTTCCGTCGCCGGGGCCGTACGTTGTGCCGATGGCTGCGAATAGGCGCGGGTAGAGGGTCCGGCTGACCGCTTGCCCGTTCTGCCAGAGCCATCCACCGGCGGGGAGCGTGGAGCCGTGCCACTCGGTGCCCATGCCGGGCTGCCACGCGGCATTCGACACACTCGGAGTCGACGGCGGAATCCATGGAGTGACGACGACGCCGCGCTCCAGCTGGACCTGCGCGACCTGCACGTATCTGGCGGGGGCGTTGAGCTGAGCGCCGGGGAACCGGATGCTGTACCGCGCGCCGAGACGGTAGTTCGGGCGGAGGGTGGTGTCGTCTGTCCACGTGACGCGCCCCCACGAGTTGGCGGCGATCTCCTGCAGGGCTGAAGCTGCGACGGCGTAGACGGTGGCGAGCGTCGTCTGATCGTCGAGGACAGCCGGGGTCTCGAGGACGAGCGTCGGACGGAGCGGGCCGGTGGTGGCGTTGTAGACCCACGCGGAGAACGTCACGGGCTGATTGCGCAGGAGGCCGGTGACGGAAGAGTCGAGCCAGACCCGCAGATCCACCGACGCCAGGGCGGCGCTGCCATTGATTTGTGCGGCGTACGTCGAGCTGGTGTTTGGTGCAGCTTCGGCCCGGGCGTAGGTTGCGGCGTCTCCGATGGGGCGGACTTCCCAGCCAGCGGCGTTGGCGGCGGACGTGCCAGCAGGGACGGAAATCCCGTCAGGGGCGAGCCAGCCCGGTGGCGCGAAGTCCGCAAACGGCATGATGTTGGCGGCTCGCAGGGGATCGGCGAGAGCTGCAACGAGTGCGGCCATGTCGATATGCTCTGGGGCAATTCCGGCCCCCGGCTCCAGTTCGACAACGGGGAGACCGGTCTGGTTGAGCCCACTTGCAGTGACAGGGGTGTCATCGGTCCAGAGGAGACCACGGGTGACTTTTAGGGCGACGTTGGGCATGTCAGGCAGTCTTCGTGTGGAGTTGCTGGCGCTCGCCGAGGCCGTCGGCTGAAAGCGTCTTGAGTGTGAAGTGTGCGCCCCGGGCGGCAAACCGGACGGCAATCCATCGGCCCTGCAGGCGGACCGGCCATGCCTGCGTCCATTCCTGTTCGAGGTTCAGAGGCACGGAGAGCGGCATCACGCCATCGGCGGGAACGAGTGTGTAGTCTTCCCGGTGGGCGGCGTCAAAGCGATCGACGGCAGGCCGCCAGTCCGCGCGCCCAGCAAGGCGGAATCGGAAGCGATTGCGCGCTCGGCGGGCCATCAGCGGCTGCTCCTCCTGCACGCCGTCGGTAAGTGCGGTGACCTCAAGGGTGCCGGATTGCTGTCCGTACGCGGCATTGATGGCTCTGAACTTCTTGAACCCTAGACCTCCAAGGATGTATCCACGGGTCTGGACCTCCCAGTGGATGGGCCAGAGGACATTATCGATGTGGTCGTAGAGACGGCCGTGGCCGAGAGCGAGAACGCGCGAGGAGTCGACAAGGAACGCGGTCTTGCGGCCGTTGAGGTCCGTGCGCACGAGCGCCTGGCCGGCGATCACAGGGAAGGGGACCGCAGGAGCGACCGCCAGATGCCCGAGTCCACCGGATTCACTCCAGCTGAACATGTAGGTTGGCTCCGCATCGCGGGCCGGATGGACACTGGCTGCGGGAGGGCGGGCGATGATGTCTACGCCCTGCCATTCGCCAGTGACCAGATCGAGCACGAGGATGGCATTTGGTTCCGTTGCGCCATCCAGAGGGACATTGAGCAGATAGTAGCGGTCGACGACAACGGCCGATGACTTGTGTGCATGCTGCCAATTGATCCGGCCAAAGGTGCGGTCGATTGATTGGCTGACGGGGGTTGGCACCGCCCGCTGGCGGGTTTCGTAGGCTTCGCTCAGCCGGTAGACACCACCGCTGGCGAGCCAGAGGAAATCGCCGCCGACCTGCGCTACAGTCTTGCGGGCGATGCATCCCAGTTCCCGGTTCAGCTTGACCAGCTCCAGTTGCTGCAGGCCACCGAAGATACCGTCGAGCCGGTAGATGCTCTGGGATTTCCAAACGAGGAGGGACTTTTCGAAAGCGGCCGCGGCTACGATTGCATCGTCGTCGCCCTGATTGATCCTGATGACGTTCAGCGAGAGGTCGAATGCTGCGTAGTCGAGCAGATCCGAGAACGCGAGGCCGTCGCGACCGTACGGCACCCACATCCGGTCCGCGGAAACCACACCCCAGTCCGCCGCAGGGGTCGCACTGAGGTATCGGGGTGTCTCGCCCGATTCGTCTAGGCCGGGATCCGACACTGGCCGGAAAGACTGACCGTAGATTCCGGACCAGATGAGCGGTTCGCGAGAAGTCCCGCGGAAGAGTGTGACGGTCTGGAATGCCTGCACCGGCTCCGTCGGCGTATCGAGAGCGACTCCGGGCGGGAGAGCGATGCTGCGGGGCGTTCGGCCCTCAGCCATGAGGCGGACCACATCGATGTCACAAGTGAGCATCCACTCCGACCCATTGGGATCGCTCCAGATTCCAGCCCCGGCGAGCGCAGTGTGTGGCTCAAGGTTGAACCATGCCGGCTGGCAGACTCCCGGCCTGGTCTCAGCCTGCCCGTTGCTGCACCGGTTGTTGACGGCGCGGGCCAGCAGGCCCGGCGGCATGATCTCTTTGTTGACGTCGTAGTACGCGTGGCCGCTTCGCAGCATGCTGGCATCTAGGCGATCATTCACTCCCATGAATCCCGTGTCGAGATCCACGGAAAGCTGTTCATCCTGCTCACTGCTCTGGCGGATCCGTGGCATGATTTACAGCATCAGTTGAGCATCTTCTGGACGTCCATGCCCATCGCTGCGAGCCGGGCCTTCGCCGCGGCAATCGACGGGATGCCCGGTCGGAACTGGAAGTGCGGCGTTTCGGTGAAGCTCGTCCAGTTGCCAGCCCACTCAATACCCAGCGAGACCGCAAGCGCACCGAGTTC